AACCGTTTGGCAGACGCATAATATCATCCTCCTTTTTCCTAAAAATGGGCGTAAAAATGCCCGGTATATTGTTTTTCTACCGGGAAGATGATATAATGCAAGGTGTTCAGACGAGCATACATCGGCTTTCCGGTGTGTGTTTATAGATACCGTCTCTGTTGGTAGCAGAGGCGGTTTTCTATTTTAGTATTTCTGTCGGTTTTCAACGACTCTGCCAATGATTCTCACTGGCTTATTCTCAATTTCCTCATTTGAATAGAACATAGGCTCATAGGTCTGATTAAAAGGAATGAGTCTGATTCCACTAGGGAACTTTGCCAACTTTTTGCAAGTGGCACTGTCTCCATTGACTAACACAATGACAAGATCTCCTGATTCTGCATAGTTCTGTTTGCGGACAATCACAACATCCCCATTGCAGATACGAGGTTCCATTGAATCTCCCTTTATTTTTAGAGCGAAGAAATCTCCGGTATGAGCCAATTCCTCTGATATTTCCTCATAATCTATAACATCCTCAATGGCTTCAATAGGTATTCCGGCAGCCACATTACCAAGAACCGGTATGCGGATTGCTTTCTTAGCCATCCTCACTTTCTCAGGAGAAACAGATACTTTCATATTATCATCTAATTGATTAAAAAGTTCGTCGAAACTCATAAACATTCCATTTGCCGCTTTCTTTATTGTTGCCATGGACGGAACAGGCGGTTCTCCTGTTTTCGGATTGAGATTATTTTCAAGCTGGGATATGTAACCTTTACTCAAACCACTAGCTTTCGCAAATCTATCCATACTCATGCTATTTTCTTCTCTATATGCCCTTATTATCTGCCCTAATGTCATAAGAAAACCTCCTTTCAATGTTTAGTCCATTATACAATGCACGGAACAAAAAGTCAATTTTTTTGTAAAATGTGCTTGACAATAAATGTTTAGTCGGCTATACTCAAATTGTTCAGTCGAGCAAACATCGGACGAAGAAAGGAGGCGCAGTAATGGCGTATCGAATCAGAGAACTTAGAGAAAAGAAGAAACTTACCCAGGAACAGTTAGCTCAAATGTCTGGCGTAAGCAGAACAACCATAGTTCTGCTTGAAAACAACGAAGAGCATGAGGCTATGGTCGGTACTCTGAAATCGTTGGCGGCGGCTTTGAATGTCCCTGTCAGCAAACTTTTTACCAAAAAAGTTTAGTCGAGCAAACATGAAAAGGATAATCCACAACGAACTAAGGCACAGCAAAACGAACAAAACGAGGTAAGAAGCAATGAACAGTGAGAGAGTAACACCAAAAAATGCAGCAAAAGAGTTGCAAATGGATGTGATTACGCTCCGTGAACTTATGAAAAGGGAGAAATTGCCTATTGGATATGCCATAAAGCGAGAGGGTAAATCCAAGTGGGGATTTTACATATATCGCCACCTTTTGGATCAGGAGAAAGAACGACTTGGTATAGGTTAAGCATCCGCAAGGATTGTTTAATAGATATTTTTTAAGGAAAGGAGACGCACCATGAGAAAAGGTACAGTTAAATGGTTCAACGCCGCAAAGGGCTATGGTTTCATTACAGGCGAAGATGGAGTTGACGTGTTCTGCCATTTCAGCGCATTGCAGATGGACGGTTACAAGACTCTCGTAGAGGGGCAGCCCGTAGAATTTGATGTTGTTGACGGAACCAAGGGACCGCAGGCATCCAACGTAAGTCAGATTGATAAGGCAAGGACTGAAAGGGACAGAGAATCCAAGAAGTACCTCAGATTATGGAAAACCGTAAGGAAAGAATTTGGCGATGAAAAGGCATGGGAACTCATAGAAAAGGCAGAGGAATAAAACCTCTGCCTTAAATCATTTTCTGCCATTTATGGCAATCACTACATCATCAAAACCAGAATCGGAGTAGCAAGTGCCCTCCTGAGAAAGAGTTGTACCTGGCTGCAATTCTTGGTTATCATCCATAAAAGATAATTCGCTAAAATTAACCATTTTCCCATCTTTAAGGTACACCACATCCATCCACACATAATCTGCGGCGGAAGTTCCGTTGTTTGTCACAGATGCAACAATGCCGCTGTCGGTAGTATTGTAGTCAACGGATAAGTCAGAATAGACAGGAGAGTATTCCTTTTCCTCTGATACCGACAGTGTGTAATCGAAACTATCAATCTTATCCCATTCATCAAATGTGGTCCATATACCGGCTGTTTGCCCTGGAGCAACCGCTTTTGTTCCATCACTGGAAGAACCAACCATGCCGCCGGAAGAATCCAATGCGGTCACATTCAGATCAATACTCACAACCTTATCTGAATTGTTTGTTACATACATAACGTAATACATAAAAGAATCATCCACAGTACAGGAATAATCCTGCGTACTCATCAAATCTGCAAGGTCTGTTTTGTCTTTACTTTCTGTCGTAGTCGTGACCGCAGTAGTGCCATTTTTGGTAGATGTACTGCCACCACAACCAGTCAAAAGAACGGCAGACAGTAACAGCATGGCAAAATATCTCATCTTCATAGACATATCCTCCCTATATAAATGTTTAGTCCATTATACATCAATGTGTCTATCAATGCCACATTATTCGCTTGCCTTGAAATTATATATAGGTTTCAGAATCGCAAGAATATCAACGGTTTCTCCAATACATTCCACAATCTCATCAATAGGCTTGTATGCCATCGGTGCCTCATCTATGGTTTCCTCTGACACAGAAGTAGTGTAGATACCGTCCATAGAGTGTGAATAGTCTCTCATGCTGAGAGTTTCCTTTGCTTTCATCCGGGACATAATCCGTCCGGCTCCGTGCGGCGCAGAACAGTTCCAATCCTCATTTCCCTTACCGGTTCCGAGAATACATCCGTCGCGCATATTGATGGGGATAAGAACCTTTTCTCCGTTTGTAATATCAATCATGCCTAAGACCTCCATTTCTTCAATGGTTCCTTATAGCATTTGTCTATTTGGACACGTTCTTATCAAGCGGCATCGTGCGCTCCGCCGGAGATACGCGAATGTCAGGAGATCCCACTATCCTTATCCGGTTTCGCATTAAAGCCGGAAAACCTGTCAACCAACAAAGGGATGGTGTATGCCGTTATCAACCCTCATACCGGCAGCAGTTTTCACATTAAAAACTGCCAGAAACCTGTTACACGACACTCAAATAGACAAATCTTATAAGGAACCATTACTATATATGCGCCTCATTTGGGGCGGTAAATAATATCAACGTGGGAATCTAATGCCTGTTCAATCTTTTCGTCCGTAACACCCAAGTAACGAGCCGTAACGGCGGCGGAACTGTGCTGATACAGGCGGCGGACCAGTTCAATATCCTTTCCGTTCTTGTAGTAAATCTCTGTTCCGAAGTATTTACGGAACGAATGGGTGGATATATCCTCATACCCAGGACCGAGCCAGTCGCAAACCTTTTTCAGATGCTTTTGCACTGCCCGGACACCGACAGGGAATATCAGATCATCGCCCTCAATACCCTCGGAATCCGCATACTCAAGGAGAAAGTTGTAGACCTGTTCCTGCACCTTGAAGCGGCGAACCTTTCCGGTCTTATGCTCAATAATATTGAAAGCGTGGCCGGAGGGCGTCTTAATGAAAGAGGAACGCCGGAGGGAGAGTGTATCGCCAATGCGGAGACCTACATTCGCCTCAATAACAAGGATCGTAGCAATCCGGGGATTAGGCTGTATGCAGTCTCCAATGCCCTCATATAAAGTTTTTATGATAGTCTCATACTGCTCATGCGTACAAGCTGTTGTTGTCTTTCCTGCCATTCTAACAACCCTCCTACTTACTGATTTTTCATCAAACCGGCAACAACATTGTTGATTGCCGTCTCAGATACAAACCCACCTTGCAACCTTACCGGGGAAAGAGAACCGTTAGGGAGAAAGAGCATATCGCCATGTCCCATGAGCTTTTCGCCGCCGGCCATATCCAATGCGACCATAGAGTTTGTGACTGTACCAACACGGAGACAGATCTTTGTAGGCATATTCGCCTTAATCAATCCGGTAACAACCTTTGCAACCGGGTACTGTGTAGCGATTACAAGGTGGATGCCACAGGCACGGGCTTTCTGTGCGATTCTTACAATATGTCCCTCAACGGATTTACCGCCCATGCTCATAAGGTCGGACAGCTCATCAATGAAAACTATGTCACGTCTCATAGGAGCGTCTGCGAATTTTGCATTGTAGCTGTCAATGTCACGGCAGCCGGTAGAGGCAAGGACGGAGTAGCGGCGATCCATCTCAATACAAAGGTTCTTCAATAATTCAACCGCACCATTTACATCAGAAACAACCGTACACGCTGCAAGATTCTTATAATACTCAAACTCTGTTGCTTTCGGATCAATGATATATAAGTGCATCTGTGCTGGATTCTTTTTCATCAATAGAGATAAGATGAGGTTATGCAGCACGATTGATTTACCGGATCCGGTCATACCAGAAATAAGGATGTGGCAAGCCTTGGCAATATCAATGTAATGCTTAGAACCATCAACCGCCATACCGATTGCCATTGTGAAACCATCGGTGGACTGGTACTCATTATCAATGAGCATATCGCCCAGGAACACGGTTTCTGTACCGGTCGGAACCTCAATATACACATAGCCATTATCAAATCTCAAAGAGGCGTTGCAATGTAAGGCTGCCTGAAATTCCTTTTCACGTCTCAAAATAGCTTGTACCTGAGTTCCGGGAGCCGGTTCAATAACATACTGTGTAAGGCGTGGCCCTTGGTTGATCTTTGCAAGGGTGGAGCGGAGGCGGAAAGAGTTCAATACACTCAATATGGTTTCAGCTTCATTCTTTACCCCATGAGATCCCCATGATGCGTGATAAGTCATATTGCCCTCAACGGTAGGGAAGATATAAGGCTTTGTAAGCTCATATGCCGGAGCAGTAGCGGCGGTCTGTCTCTCTGCGGACTCTTTCAGTCCTGCATTGAGAAGTGCGCGGGCTTCGCTGTGTTTTCTATTTGCGGTCAATGCTTCCATACAGTTAATAAATACGCTTTTCTTTCTCATGGTTCTCAATCCTTTCTTTACCGGATGCCGGTAGTACACAACTTTCTGTTTAATGCCTGTAATTCTTTGATATGTATGTCAATAGCTTTCTGTGATTCGGTGTCACATACAAGGCGTTGCGCCTGTCCGGCGTTCTCTATCATCGTCAATACACTATCACTCAATAATGTCTGTTCTCTATCTGTCAATGAAATAACTACCATGTCATACCTCCTACAACATATCATTACTTGAAAAAGTATTCAAAAGGATCTCGTTGTCGGTTTCTGTTATATCCAGATAATTCCCTGAATCCTCAATAATGTTCAATGCCTTTTCTCTGGTTATGGGTCTTTTCTCTGCGCCCCTAAAAGCAAAACCATATCGGAACATTAAAGGCTTTTCGGATGCCTCAACAACTTCCCTTGCCTTTATCCTGTCTAAAGTTCCATCATAAAATGACATCTTTAACATTTACATATCCTCCTTATCTGCAAAAATAGCTTTAATCTCTGCCATAATGTCTGCCGGTATTTGTTCAAGCCATGAAAAAGCATTGTGCATACTCTCAATATAATCTCCGATAAAGTAATCCCCGGCAGCACCGTGCAAGGTACATTCTACTTTGAAGTTATCCATGTTAAAAATGTATAAATCAAAATCAATGCTTTGTATTTCATCATCCTCCGGCA